TTAATAACGGTCAACCCATTTCTTGCCGTCCTCTTTGCTTGCAATCTCATCAACTAACAAGCCGTCGGCGTTTAGACTGTAGATAGTACCAATTTTGATTGTTGTACCGTAAAAACACTGTCTGCGTGACGCTTCAATTTTTGCTCCATTAAGAGTTGTTGCATTAAGTGGCTCTGCCGGTGCAAAAGCGTTGCGGTGATTAGTCTCGGTGTAATAGTAAGTAGTCATAATTTTATCTCCTGCCGCTGTGAATCTGATTGTAAGCTTTGGTGCGGCGTCCCTCTTGCTTACGGGGTCTATATTATATTGTACAATATAAGATTGCAAGCACTTTTTAAAAAAAAATTTTAATTTTTTACACATCCCCAATCACGAGTCGTCTAAACATCTCAGCCCTTGAAACTCCAGCCTCTTTACATAAAGCCTCAAATTTATCAGCAATTTCGGGGCGCACTGTAAACTTGATTTGTTTGTAGTTAGCCTTATTGTAGTCATTAGAATTTTTGCTGATGATGTTTTTAGTGCTGTCGGGTAACTTTTGATAGCTCATTTTGACTCCTTTTTGCTTTGAATCATCTCTAACCAAGTCCACGCTATGCAGCGCTCAAAATCGGCAAAAACAGGGATATAACCAAAGTCATCGGGGATAACGTTGTCAGTTAATAGCTGTGCCGCACAAAACGGCACATCGGGGGCATCACCCACACCGCCAACCCAAGCCCATGCTACCTTTTTGCGGCGTGAATGATTGCAGACGACAAAGCGCACTAAGTCAGTTTGTTTAAAGTCATCGCTTAATCGACTGATCACAAACTCAATCATCTTGCTGCTGTGTTGCTCACACCGACAAGAGTAGTGTGTGTCCATGATGCCACGCAACTCTCCCTTAATCATATCCTCAACCCACGGGATTAAAAGTGAGGTCGTATCTGCGGAGATTTCCGAGCGTGGGCTTTTGCGCACGTGTCCGGTTGTTGTCGTGACGTGGTAGATGTATTTTTCTGCCATTTTAGTCCTCATTATAATTGTATTTGTCAAAATCTACGCCATGTACCGTTGACCGCCAAATTTCATCGACCGGTCGCAAGTCAAGATTATCAAAATCAAATAATTTGACATCGCGACGCTTGTAATAGACAAACCGCAAAGGGAGGTTATTTAGTGCCAGTTTGTCGCATGTTTTGCGGCTTAACCGCGTTCTTGTACGTACTCTTTTTGTGTTAATGTAGTTGATAATGTCGATTGGCTGATAGGTTGCGATATCTTCTGATGGCTCACCGTCAATATTGTATTTAACCGACTCATTTGGCTCTAATTTATTTAAGCAACCGTGGTATAGCACAAACTGATCACTTGCTTTTTTGTGATAAAAATCACGTTCTTCTTTGCTATCAAAGTAGCCAAAATAGTCATCAACGATTAATACCCATTTATCCGTTGAGTTGTGTAAACCAAAGCTCGGTGTTCTTGCTGATTTTTTCATTTTATCCTCCTGCCCCGTTAGCCCGGGGCGTGGCGTTATTATTTGATACACTCATTTAAAAGAGATTCAACACTGCGATCTCTTAAATCAATCCATCTTGCCGCACTGTCCTCGTTTTTGTAAGCAATCGCAAATGCTTGGACTTTTTTATCTTGTTCTACTTCGCTTTCGGACAAAGCACGTTTGGCTTTTAATGCCTCAATGCTTGCCAAGATCTCATTTAATTTTTTAATTTTTTCTGCTCGGATGGTTTCTGCCCATGCGATTTGTTTAGGTGTGCCGGTGAGGGTTGGCAAGTGAGCTTCGGCGTTGGCTTTTGCGCTTTCAGCGTTTTTTGCGTCGCGCTCCGCTTGTTGCTGCGCTTTATAACAGTCATCACATAAACAGGTCGCTAACCATGCCTGTTTGCTGTCGCGCTCGCCGTGAGAATTGGTGCCGTAGATTTGATGGACTTGAGTGTGTCCGCAGATGTGTTTGATTGTGTATTTAGCCATTTTTATATCTCCTACCGCTGTGAATCTGATTGTAATCTTTGGTGCGGCGTCCCTCTTGCTTACGGGATCTATATTATATTGTACAATATAATATAGCAAGCACTTTTTAAAAAATTTTTAAAATAAATTTAAAAGCCCTTAAACTATGTTTAAAGGGCTTTGAATTATCTCTCCGACATTAATGTCGGAGACATCATTTGTTGACAACAACGAACTTGCCACCTTTGATCTCTAACTTACTCAATGCGCTAGACTCATTCGAAATCCTTACGTATTTTGCTTGCTCAGGCACTTTGTCGTATGTTTGAGATACCATTGTGCCAAGTGGATTTTTGGCGGCATCGTAATAACAAGAATATGATGTTGAGCCATTAATCATGGTGAGATAGTCAAAGCCCTGCACATCCACATAATTTGTAATACTCCACCCACGATAAGGAATGTCTTTACCACTAACTCCGGTATAGATATCCGGGATTAGCTCATAACTTAATGCAACCTCTTGTTTATTGATTTTAAAGAGGTCATTCGGATTTACATCATTTACGGTCTGAATTTTTGCAATATCCTCAGCCAGTTTTGCAATATTGCCATCAGACTCAACGCCCTTGCTTTGCAATGCCTGGATAATTGCCGGAATAAACGGCTTTGATTTATCCACTTCGACGGTTCTTGTCTCATTCGTAAATGGCTGGATTTTTGCTTTGTGTGTTATTTGCGGACGCAACCTTAATTTGATTTTCATTTTGCGCTGTCGTCAGTTGCCTCTGTTATATTGTGCTCAAGCTCAACAATCCCCCCAAACGGATATTTGATTTTTCCATCCGATGTAGTGACTTGCAAATCATAGTCGGCCGTACGCCACGTTGCACCGCGTGTTTTGTCGTGCGAAAGTTTAATCTTAAGCACATTGCCGATGATGCTAATATCGCCAGTTTTGCTTGAGAGTTTGATGATGTCATGCTTGTTTGCTTTTATGTGCAAATCAAAGCAACAATCACTCCAGTTTACCGGCTCTTCTGTTGTCGTTCCGGCCGCACTTTTGAACACCTCGACGACCTCAATTTGATATTCGCAATCGGCATTGCGTTGAGCTTTTAAATTTAAGATCTCTTTGCTCATAACGCCTCATTTTTTATATATCGCAGAGAGTTGATTTGGACTAAATCTCCACCCTTGATCGCCACCTTTAATTGCATTGAAGCACCATTCGCTACAAAAATATTTTGAGCGTTTTTGTTTGATACCTAATACAATGCCAATTGCACCCCACCAGTCGTATTTACTCCCTTTTGTAGCATTGAAATAAAACTTAATTTCTGCCGCGCTTACGCCATCTAACAAAACTAAATCCCACTTATCTTTTTCGGAGAGATCAATCTCTTTACAACGCACACCTCCATCGCGAATAGATGATGAATAACAGTCATAATGGATCTCATGCTCGTAGTGATGGACTGATGTGTACTCAATGCGCTCAACAGCAATCTCACAGTGAGAGTAAGCCCCTTTTGTCAGTTTACGGGTGAGCCAATCGGAAAAACGCGCCAAAAGTGCGGTGGGTTTTCTGCCCGTTTTTTTACCCTTGTAAAGTGCCAAATAAACCTTATCCATTTTGATATGCCTCCATCAAGTTATCCATTTGTTTGATGATGTCATCATAGATTGACTGCATTTTCCCAAGCGTAAGATTAGGTGCTTTGAGCTCATACTTGCGCATACGCTGATTCGCTAATTCTACTTGCAATTTTTCGAGCCCTGCGGCTTGCGTCAAAATAAGATTTGTCGCTGTTTTGTTATCCAGCCCTGCACGCTGAGCAAAGTCTGTGATATAACGACTGCACTCGCCTTGATAATTTGCAGATTTGTAGGCTTCTGCGGCTGTTTGACGCTCACGGTACTCGCTTTCAAAGCGAGTCCAGGTGCTGTATATTGTGGCCGCATGAGAATCAATATTTGCAATAAGTTGATTCTGAGTTTCGGCTAAAAGTGCAGTCATTTTTGCTGGTGAAATCACCCATGCTTTACCGTCCCATTCGTGTGCTTCGGATGGACGCAACGGGCGCGCATGAAATGCCCCGTCTTTAAATGTAATGTCATCGCCGCTAATCGCTAAATATTGCTGATATTGTGCGTCCGTCAGCGCAATGAGCGTTGATTTGTCAACGTTATAAAGCGCGATAAAATCGCTATCAATCAACTCAAAATGCCCGTCTTTATCAATGATGTTTAGCAAATACATTTTTAATAGCCCTCTACTTTTATCATCATATCCAGCGCTTCTTCATAGCCGCCTGTCCATCTTTTAACGCAAAAGCTCAATCTATTTTTTATGTCTCCTTGTTTTTCGAATGCCCACATCGGTCTAATCCATTCTGCGGCTTCTGCGTCTGTCGTTACTTGTGACGTAACGCCTGCACCTTCCGTTCTTGATAATGTGGCTTCCGCCCAAGTTATTTTTTGGGGCATGGACGTCCATAATTCTACGGGGATTTCCGGGCATCTACCTGAGCCACCGACAGCTTTTTCCGGCGCAAACCAGTTAATCCGAAAATTTTGGAGGTGGAAAAATTGAACAATTCTGCCATCCGGGTACACTTCGGTATAACCAGTCACGCCAATGCTTTTGCTTGTCCCATTATCCCAATCCGCGCGCGTGCCTTTTATTGTGCGAGAGTAGTTTTTACGCACGACATTTTTAATCAATGTTGTCACGCCGCTACTAAAATCAATAATGTCTGACGTTGTGTGTGTATGATTGCGGTCAGCTTTATCTTGTAATCCTTGCGCTAGACGTCCTGCGTCTAACGCGCCGATATTGACGACTTCGCCGTGCGATTTAATCCAAAATCGGACATCATCAAAGCTGTTTAGTGCTTTGATGCAAAGTTTTAATACAAGTGATTTTGGGCGGTTTTCGCTTGCGGTCGGGACAACTCTTGATGCATCAAATTCGATGTATCCTTTTGCGCCGGTGCCGCCGTCATGATAAACACCTGTTCTGGCTCCTCGATAAACCGCGCCGTCGATGTCGCCCGCATGCATTCCTAGATGTTTGCTAGTAATATTTCGGATGGCATCATCTTGCGTTTGCCCAACCGACAATCCAGCCCCCGCATTACGAATAAATCTATCCGCAACTTTGGGCACACTATTAATTGAGCCGTATTTAGCGACTAAATGACGGTATAGTTCGGGGTAAGTCTGTGTGCTTACTTTTGTTGCAATGTCGTCAAACGCAATCCAACCCGCTGGGATTGCGTCAGTTGCGAAATATGCTGTCATGCCGACGTCACTACGCGTTAAATCCGGCAACGTGTTGGAGTTACCGAGCACTTTAAACAAATCGGGAAACGCAGACGCGTTAAAGGTTGCGCCGTTTGCGCGTAAAAAGCCGTTGGGATTAGTTACCGCGCTCGGAAATGCAATGATGGCACCCACTGGCAAGCCTTTTTTTGCTGCTTCGCCTACTGCATATTCGGATGCAAATTTGTCTTTAGCTGTACCGTCGCTTTTGTGCGAAATCGGCAAAATACCCGCGGTGGTTTCGGTTGCGGCTTGAGCAGTCCATTTTGATTCTGCCTTGTCGTATGCCTTTTTAACCGCCGCACTAGTCGCCACGGTGTCAGCGCTGTTGCTGTCGATTGCGCTTGATTTTTTACTATTAGGAATGTAGTTAGTGAGATTGCGTGTAAGCGCATCAATAAATGCTTTGAGTAACTTAATCGCTTTAGGTGTAGCCGCCATTTCTTCCGAATCGGAATCATACCCTGAATAGAGTTGCACCTCGCCTTTTCCCGTTAAAGAGGCTTTTTTGCGGTTGTCATCAATAATCTTAACAATCGCCTCATAGAGTTGAGTTTGCTGATTTTCTACCGGTTTAAATCCTGTTTTTAGCAACACATAATGCGCTTCGGCTTGCACGTCGCGCACGCGGTCTTGCACGTCATTTAGCCATGTGTCGGTTACGCGTGTGCCTTGTTCGCCGGTAGCAGGGTTGCCGGCGTGAAAGCGTTTATCTGGTGAATCAATTTCGGGTAGTAAAGTTTTCATTTTTTGGTCTCTATTGATATGCAAAGTAACAGTATGTGTGAGCGGGTTTTAAATCGCGAAAGAACTCCTCAATAATCGGATCACCAAACTCAACCAAGTGATCACCGGCAAAGGAACTACCCGCACGGAAATACACAATATTGTCATCACCGTTTAACACCGTCACCCGCCACATATAAATCAAGCTCTCGCGTGGCTCATTGCGAAATTGCACCAAGTCCCCTGGATTGGGCAGGTCATTTTGTAGCGGCGAAAACTCTTTGATTTGGATTTGATAACCAATACTTTCAGCGATTCGGGTAAAATATGGGATAGACAAGCCACCTACGGCATTAAGTTGTACGATGACGCGTTTAACGCGCTCTTGATAAGACTTGCTTAAATCCGTTTTAATCCCGCAAATACGCTCCCAATCAGCTAACATTTGGTTTGATGTAGCAGGTTCAATAACATTTAAAATTTCCACCGCACTTTGTTGTAAGCGGTCAAATGCGTTACCGTCCACTTCGCATTGTGCGATAAAGTGTTCGCCGTTGATGTTATAACTCACGGGCGGATAAAGCTGTTTTAATACGTTGGCGTGTTGCATTAAGCCATCTCCGTCACGGTGATTTCGCCCAAGCGAAACCATTCGATTTTGTTGATAACGTCCGCTTTGCGGTTGGCATTCGGGGCAACAAAACGGCGGTCAACCACGCCGATTAAATCGCTCACCACCGCTTCGCATTGCGACACAATCAAGTCATCACCCGGAATTAAACCGTTAAAATAATCAGTCAGAGCATTACGAATAGCGGTTTTAATGTCATTTAATGCCACGCCACTAATTTTGACCTGGATGTTAAAATTGACTTTTGTCACATCCGGTTTAACAACTTTGCTTTCTTTTGCTGTCACCGGGCGTTCATCATCAATATAAGCCTGCGCGCGACGTACCGTGTCATCATTTGGCACATCATTGTCTGCTGTGATAGCAATATCGACTGTGCCAAGCCCACGGCGTAGCGGGTAAACATACGCTTGTTCAACGCCGTCCACATCTAACGCCCAGTCTTTGTAATCGTATCGGTTGCCTCCTGCCGCAGGTCGGCGGATTTTATTGAGCAAACGCTCCAACAATGAGCTATCGCTTTCTTTGTTAGTCCCGCCAACCACGTCATTTAATACAACATCCGAGCTAACGCCAACAGGCGCAGCCATAAACGATCCTTTTGTAGCAGTTTTAATGTTTTGAGCCGCACCCGTAGCAAGTGAGCGCACCGCAACAACCGCAGTGCCATCGGCGGAAATCACCGCACTTTCGGTTGTTTCATAAAAACGCCCATCTTCGGTTTTGATTTGTAAACCCACGGCAATCACAGCGTCAGGGTTGCCGCTAACAGTAGCACCTTTGCCAGCTGCATAAGTTGCATTACGACGGCGCAAACCGCGCAATCCCGCATGTTTTTCTAAAAACGCGGTGTCGGCAGTGTCTGGAAAAAATTGTTTAATTAGCCATTTTTGATGGGCGTAAATTCCTTCCGCGCATGCGGCCAAACTACTGGCACGCGCGTAAGCATCACTGTCTTCAGATATGTCGGCATTTGGGTAATACGTTTGATAATCGCGCAAGATACTGTCGCGGATTTCTTCGAGTGTGGGTACAATAAACACGATTTAAACACCTTTTAAATGACGTTTACGGGGTGTTTAAACGTGTATTGTTCGCCCCGGCTGTCGGTCACAGAAATGGAAAGGATCACTTTGCCGTTATGCGGTTGTTCGTGCGTTACAATGATTTCGCTTGCGCGCCCGTCATCAAGTAACGGTTGCAACGCCTCTTCGGCGTATTGTTGCGCCAACATGCCCACGCGGCTTAAATCTTTTTCTCGCTGAATAGTATGGAGCAGAGAACCTACACGCCCATTTGCCCACCACGAGCCTAATGGCGTAGTCAGTCTGATATACACAGCATTTTGCAGTGTACTGATATGTGAATTTGTATAGTCCCCGGTAAGCGGGCTGATTTCTCTGTCCATGCTGGCAGAGTAAAAGAAAAGAAGATGAAAAAGGCGGTGAGGGACTTCCTCCCGCCTTGTTTGAATTATTGTGGCTGTCCTGTCATGCCGCCACTGTCGCCTTGGTGAGTATGGGTAACAAGGGATTTGCCGGATGCTGTCACATCTCTGTCAGTTGTGAAACTGCCACCGGTTTGCGTCACATCACAGCTAAATGTCGCACCGGAACCGCCCTGAATTGCCATGCCGCCATTTCCGTTGATTTGCCCTTGGGCAGTAAATACACGGTCTGTCTCAACAATCGGGCTACTAATATCGACTTTCTTGGTGGCGGTGATTTTTAATATATCACAATCAATTTCGATTAATCGACCTTGCTTTAAAATAATTGTACTTCCGCTTTCGTCATAAACAGCGGTTTCGCCCGATTTTAAGTTTTTAACCCGAAAAGATCCATTTTCGGTCGCAATCACAATAGAGTGGGTCGTTTCGCCCCCCATAGGCAACACCACCACCTGTGTGCCTGCTGGCGGCACGGAAGTTAAGCCGAATTGTTGCATTAACTCTACATCTTGCAAAGTTTCGTCCGCTAACCCGGACACCTGCGCTTTTTGAATATTGTCCGCGCTTTTGACTAAATTCAACTTTCCTCGGAAGGCTTGGCGTACTGCGCCCAAGGCGGTTTCCGTGTGTTGTTTTATTGCTTGTCCCAATCGTCGCATATTAGTCCCCATCCAATACAATCAAATCGCCTTTTTTACCCTTCCGTTTGCGTGCCGCTTTGGATTTATTGACATAAGCGTCAGGCGTCCATACGCCGTCTTGTTTTAACCGCAGTTCCGTGATTGTGCCGCCATTACGGCTTAATGAAAAACGGCGACCCATTAGAAAAAAAATCGCGTCAATGTCATATTCTTCGCAGATCACATGCACCCTTTGCCCCGGCGACCACAATACACCGTCTTGAGTTTTATGGTCAGGCACGGTGATGGTCAAAGTAAAGCTGTTTAAAATGCTGTCCGTAATGTACTTTTTCGCCCATTTTTTCAGAGCTTCCAAGTTTTCCACGTCGGACACAATCACCGTTTTCGGCTTGTAGGTCTCAATGGCGTCATCTTTAAACACCCATTTCAGATCGTTCTTGTTGTCGTCACCGCTGCGCCCGTGCCGTTGCGCGAGAAAAGTGATTTCTGAAAAGCTTTGGGACACATCAGTGGTCAGGCTTGCTTGCGTGAAGTTGTTGCGTTTGCCGTCTTTCACACAACACAACGTCGCCACCGGTGGCGTGGAGTAGTCTGCACCGCCGACAATCAGCGTGCCGGCAGGGTCAAACCACGCATGCAACCCCGCCGAATTGGCACAATGGATCAGTGCATTCCACGCGGTTTCGCCAATGTCAATGTCCACCTTATCTAACGTCGGGTTAGATTCCGCTCGCAATTCGACTTTTTTAATGCCTAGTGGCTCCACAATTTTTTTAATCGCATCTAACACCGTCAAGCCTTTAACGTTAGTAATCGGCGCGGAACAATCCACCAGAATGGAGGCTTTATCGCGCCCGTTAAGGCTATAAGTGCGGTCAGTTTTACTGATGGAATGTTGCGTTGTGTCAACAATCCCCGTCAGCACCAATTCGCCGTTAATCAATACTTTCGCCGTTTTTCCGCTGTAATCCGTAAGCACCGTATGTTCGGACGGCACTCCTAAATTGAAACTAAACGCGTCCGCAGGAATCAGAAAATCACTGTCAATGTCGTAGCTTTTCCAATTTTTGTGCTGTTTACCGTCAATCTCAACGACAATCTCATTATTAAACGGGTATCCGTTATTTTGCGTAGCCATTGAGTACCTCGCCGCGTGCAATAAAGTTTGGATAACGGATATGTGGATTAAGTCGCAACAACTCACCTGCGCGGGCGTAGTCACCATAAAACGCGTGCGCTACTTGCTGAATCGTACTGTCAAACTCCACCGTCCGAATGATTAAAGGCGGTTTGCGATTAATCGCCGCCAAGGCTAACTGCGTTAATTTATGGCTTTGTTGACGCAGTTTTTCTGCTGTGTTGTAAGCCTGTGTATAAAGCCCCGTGTTCGGTGTTTGCAGTTGTCTTGCGCCTGTTTGTTTTTTCGCACTTAATAACATCAAACCAAAATCATCTTTAACGTAATGTAATGTCATGGCGTTTTGCTCCGCTTGCACTAACGCCCGCACGGTATTCAACGCTGCCAATGCTTGCAAGCGCGATTCCGTCACAATGTAATCAATTTCGGACGGAACCAAGGAATCGTCCTCAATAAACTGCGTAGCGATTTTCAACACAGTCGCCGTCGCCAACAACTGCACGGCACAGAAAATTTCTTTGGTGTCCTGCGCAGTCAAAGATGAGGTTAATGATTTCAATTTGTTGGATTTGCTGTTTTTGCCATTGCTTAGATTCGGCGTAATTTCCAACAGGCTTTTCACGGTGCGAGTGACCTCATCAAATTTGGCGCGCACGGTTAAGTCATCACGGTTGGCAATCGCGGTTAAGCCGTCTCGAATCATGCCCGCCATCTCACGCACCGCATTGCCGCCTTGTTGTTTAAACGCCTCTTTAGAGGTTGGTGTATTTACTGAGATAGCATGCTTTTTTTTATCCATGTCAAACAAATCACGCACTTGTTCAAAACAGCCGTAAAGCGCGCCAAACGAGCCTAATAAACGTGATTTGACATTAGCGGCAAACGAAATCCCCTCCATAAAGGTGCCATATAGCTCTAATATGTCATCTACCAAATCCTCAAGTTTAGTTAATAACTCATCAATCAAGCCAAGCACAGAAAAGTTAAACAAGAAGATCGGTTTTGCTGGGGTGGCTTCTTGAAAACTCAAACTTACCGTGACATAGTCCACAAAATCCGCTTCATGATGGAAATAAGCAGAGGTGCAAAGCATATTTTGCAAGCGACCACGAATCGGATGCACCAACACCGCCGCACCTTGTTTTTCCAGGGCCGATAAAAAGCGTTTAAAATCGGTGTAATATCCCTCACCATAAAACACGGCTTGCAGTTGGATGGTGAGTGGATTTAAACCTAAATCCTCAATATCGCCACCATTCACAAACGGATATGCGTGCGTAATGGTGGCGCGCTCTAAGTTGTCATCCACACTTAACACCTCAAACCGCACACCACGGTAAGATGCCTGCTGAATTGGCATTGTCCAACCTTTCATTTTCACCCCCGTTTAAGTTCGCGATATTGGTTTTCAGACGTGCTTTCGGCAATTGTCCGCCCGTCTAAGTCCACGCGAATTTGGTTTTGAATGGTGAAATTCTGACTTTCCACCGCTTGTTTCATGCCCTCGCTAATAGTCGTGCCCAACTGCTGAAATTCGGCTTTATAGTCAGGCACTTGCACACGGCGGTTATACTCATCTTGCGTTAATGTGCCACGCTTTAAGCGCTCATCGGCAATCTCTTTACGCTTTGCGGCATCACCAAGTGCATAACCGCCATTTGCCAACGACCACACCGATTTTTCAGGTTTCGGCATGGACGGAGCATATTGAAACACTGATTTTGCCGGATAAGCCGACGCATAGAATTGTTGTTTTTCATCTTTGTGTTGTGCGTCAAAGGCTTCCCGTTGTTCTTCTTGCTGTGCCATGTAAGGGGCATAATTTTCTGACCCTTCGAGCATTGCACCGAACACCAGTAACGGCAAACCTCCTCGCCCAAAATTAGCAAGACGTCCCATTTTTGCCGCATTTGCCGCAGTTGCGCCACCAGCCGCACCGGTTATGCCTGCGCCCTTACTCAACACATCACCAACGCCACCAAAACCGTTTTTCCAACCTAATAAACGCAATGAGCCAGAAGCGGCAATAGCGGCGGCGCTTAATGAGGCAATCATCGTACCTGCAGTCACAACCTTTCCGGTTAAATCAGGATAAGCTTTGGCATATTCAGCGATTTTCACACTCACATCACCTAAAGCATCATTAAAGCCCTTCATACCTTCCATCTGCGCAAAATCCACGTTATTTTTCGCATCTTCGGTTTTGTAACTGTTAGTGTCTTTAATCACTGCATGGGAGGTTTCCACTGCACCTTCGCTTTTATCCAGGCTTTCTTTCACCTCTTTACCCAAGCTCACATTGTTACGGATACCCAATAAGGCCATTAATGCCTCACGGTCAGAAATAACTTGCCCAATAGCGGTGCCTTCTACCAAGTTCGCCATTTCACCTAGCAATTTTGCTTGGTCTTCTTTTTTTGCGCCTTTGAGTTTTTTCTGCAGCTCTTGGTATTTACCATCCTGACCAATCACCTGATCCATAATGCTCATAAAGGCTTCAATGGAGTTCTTTCCTTTTTTCTTTTGCGCTTCCATGGAACCAATAAAATCCACGCCATGTTCTTTACCGTCTTTACCCTTAATCTTTAAATTTTTAAAACGTTCATTGGTTTCTTTGGAGGTTAACTTAGCAAGCAAGTTAGCAAAATTATTTCCCGCTTCGTCCGATGTCCCGGCAGTCACACGTGCTTGTTGATTTCCTACCAATAACGCTTCAAAGCCAGACATACCACTTAAGCCCGCAGATTTCCCCGCGGCCATTTGTTTCGGCAACCAGCGCGCCATGTCCGCCAATTCAAAGTTACCTGCCTGACCTGCCGCCACGGCCTTGTCTAACACTTCGCCGATTTGGTCTTCGCTAATGTCAAACTGTTGCATTGCTGAAATGGCGATTTTCGCTAAGTCATCGGTACTTGCACCTGTTGCGGTTGCGCCTTTTTGTAATGTTGGCAATAGTTTCATGGCGGTATCGGCTTTCACCGCACCGGAGGCCAACATAGTATCTAATGCGCCCAAAGCGTCTTCCTTGGTTCCGCCGCCAATTTCTACCGCACTTTTTACCGCGCTATTTAGCTCCGCTTTACCGGCAATACGCCCCGCCACGTCACGCTCGGCGAATGCGGTGTTAGCTGTCATCGCAAGAGAGCGGTCATAATCCATTTGTTTTTTCATGGGTTGTGCCAACACCATGCCTGCCGCAGTCGCACCTGCTGCCAAACCGGCAATGCCACGCCCAATATTGCCTAACCGTTGCCCCATGGAGACTTTGCCCATTTCCGCATTCAGCTCCGCAATACGGCGTTTTGTCGCCACAGCGGCGCGGTCTAATTCGCGACCAGAAGCAATACCACTGCGTTTTAATTGGTCGTATGCCGCACGGGTACGGTTTATTTCATTTTGGATACTGCGCTCGCTACGCACGCCCAGCATTTCGCGATTGCTTGCCGCTTGTTGGATTTGGCGGTAGCTTTGCTCTGTCACTTGTGCCGTTTGGCGCACCGCTCTTTGTTGTGTTGTAGCACTGCGCTGGGCTTGATTTTCAATATTTTTGGTTGATTTGCTAACACTGTTTTCAACGCTTTTTATCACGCCACTGGCGTAGTCTTTCGCTTTGAGTGTTAAAGAGAGATCCATATTTGCCATTTTTAAACCTTGTTTAAACGTAATTTAACAGCAATAAAAAAGGGGCATTACGCCCCTTTATTTTTACGACGCTTAAAAACATAGGACGTCGTAGATTCTTCGGTGTGTTGTTGGCTTTTCGCGCCTTGGCTCGCTAAATAGCTGTTAATCCATGCGCTGACTTCCGCGTGACACATATTCCAGACGGCTTGCGCGGTAAATCCGAACTTACCCAGTAAAATCGTTGCTGAGCGGTAGTTTTCGTACGCCTGCCACACTTCGCTGATATTGCGTTTTTTTACGCTTCGTTTGCCGTCTCTTGGTTTTCCGAAACGCCCATGCGCTTTTTTCGTAATTGATTAATTTCGTTATTAATCAACACGTAATCATCAGTAGCAAGATTATCCAACAAAAATGCCGGAGTCACTGCCTCGCGCGGAATACCGTCAAACTCGACTTGCTGCGCCAAATACGCTAAATCAACCAGCATTTGCTCGGCATGACTTAATGTCTCTTTGTCGTCACTTAATCCAAGATCATTAATGACTTCTAGCGCTTGGCATTCGCCACCAACGGTCAAAATCTTGACTAACACGTCATAATGTAGCGTGCCGTTATACAGCACGCCAAGTTTCAAACGGGTTTTCATTATTCTTCAACCTTGTCTAACGCTACCATCTGCAAATCGCGCATTTCTTCGCTATCTACGGTATAGCTTGTGCCGGTTTCTGTGGTAAAACAGCCGATGTATGAGATTCGTTTACCGTTTTCTTCTTCCACCGTAATTTTGGCATCTGTCACGTTATCCCAATCAGGCTCTGGCGCGTTTAACGGCACAACAACAGTGATTGACAACGCATATTCAGTAATACCTTTCGCAAAGCCTTTTACACGTCCTTTGCGGTTGATAGTTTTCACCGGCTTGCGACCGGTGGTAACGCGCACATCTAACTTGGTTAAGTCAATTTCTTGGCCGTCCACTTCGACAATGCCAAGACTTGCAAATTCTTGGGCCATTTATGTCTCCTATAAAATTAAATCAACACGGTTAGCGACAATATGCAATCCGTTCACCACATCAGTCGGAATTACACAATCCAAGCGGTTCGGGTCAACACCATTGCGTTGTACCAATAATTTCGCCTTATGCTGCTCTACGTTTTCCACGATTTCTTCTTTTTCTAGACGCAATAAAACATCAAGGATTTCCGACCGCACTTTGTCCGGTGTACGTGCAGACAACTTGGCGCGCGGAAAACGCAACTCAATGCGCTGTTCAATGGCTTTGCGCGTATAGTCCAGCGTGCGGATGGTGGTTAAATCCAAATAGCTCGGGTCATCTGTATTGGTTGCTGACTTGGTGTAAGTGGTAATCGCGCGCATAATGCGGACACGATGGTTCACAACCGTTACTGGGGTTAAACCGTGGTATAACGCCTGATTGGCTTCGCTTAATAACGGGGTTTGTGTCGGATCAACTTCCGTCAAACCTTTAATTTCAAGGGTATTTAAAGGGCGTGCCGGGTCTTCTTCGCCTGCAATCACCGCGCCGAAACCTGCCGCAATGAGCGCATGCGATTCAATCGCGCCTTTATACCAACCGCACGTAATACGCTCACTGTTGATTTTTTCCGTGTAGGTTGTGCCGGTCGCCATACTGCCACGCCACGCCAACACACCGATGGCAGGTTTTTTCTCAAGCGGAGCGGACACAGATTCTAAGTGTTCGCGCAAGGCTTTGGCGTTTTTGTCGTCTGCAAACGGCGAAATAATGACGTGGTAATGCGTACCGGCAACACTTGCTAATGCAGGGGCTAAATCCGCATTTTCTGCGCCGTTGGCAAAAGCGGTTGCGGACAATGTCATGTCTTTAGCCGTGTTTGTAGCAGTTAAATTAATTTCATTTCCGATTGCGCCCTTGCATTTAGCTGTAAGCGTAATCGTGCTTTCACTCACAGATGCCGTTGCCGGGCAATCTGTCGCACCGTTAATCACAGCGTTTAAGCGGGTGGCAACATCTTTGGCTTTTTCGCCGTTTGCTACGGCGACTTTGTAGTCAATACCGGCAATGGTTGCCGTCATAACGCCTTGGGTGGTGGCGGTTCCGGTCAACACCAAACTACCGCTTGCTGCGACGCCGGAAGAACTATCCGCTAAACCCATCACAGATAAACGGATGAGGGAGTTGTTGGTGATAGCCATGCGGGTCATCAAATGTGCCCACGAACCTGCGCCAAATACTGCTGCCGCATCAAGATCGGAATACACGCGCACGGGTTGAGTAAATGCCGTTGCACCGCCTACCATTGGTGCAACAATTAGCACTTCCTGCTCGTTCGTTGGCAGTGTAGTTACTGCGCCTTTGGCGTTGTATTCGGTATAAACACCCGGTTTGCGTAAGCTATTCGGGATTTTTTCAAATTCAATGTTAGTCATTGCCTGCACCTCTTTGCTTGCGGGTTGGTTGCACTTCGATTAAGTCGCCATCAGCAATACGACGCTGATAATAAACAGAATCATTCACTTCAACCGGCTCCTGCTCAATGTAGGCATACGGCTGATTTTCTAAAGGGACTTTCACCCCAGGGGCTGCTTTTACAATCATTTTTTATCCTTTGTTTTTACACTAAAGCCGACCTCGGCATTGTTGTTTGGGTCATGCAGTTTGCCGTCCACATGCTCAAGGATTGGCGACGTCGGGGAAAGTTCGGCCGCGTAATGGGTAAACACAAAATCAGGGTTAGTCGGGTCTTGTGTTTTTTCCGGATACAAACCGTCTTCCAGCGGGGTGACATCATCAAATGCCGCTTCATACTCAATGGCATAAGCCGTGACTTTCTCCGTGCGAAACTGAGCATTGTTAAACAACGTCCGGATCGCCAGCGGTTTTAACGGCTTAACTAATCCGCCTAAACGTTGCGCGTCCAGCAAACGGCGCACTGCATAAATCAACTGATTTGCGCCGATTTCGCGTTTATCCACCCCACCTTGTCGTGCTGCTTGATTGCTACGCAATGAGCGTACTGCCACAATCACTACAAACTTGGCGGTGGTGCGAAACGCATTGCCTCGCACAGTCATCTGCTCAATACGCGCACCGCCGAACGTTACTAACACCATTGGCAAACGCCCCGTGCCAAGGCTTTCATCGTCCAGCTCACCACCGTAGCTTTTCACGGTGTTAGCAAGTTGTCCCAAGCCACGTGTCAAGCGGTCAACCAGTGCATTTTCAATTTCGGTTATCACGGCCAAAAATCCTATTGTTCGGATTGGTAAACATCACCACATTGCCGTCGCTTTGTTGCTCGTCTTCAATATCAATGCCAAGCGAAATCTTTCCTGCTGCCAAGTCCTCAAGCTCTTTTAAACTCAATTTATAGCGCGTGATAATTTCATCGGTAATCGTCACTTCGGACATACTCGCCAAATGATAGCGGGTAAGATCACAACAAATACGGGTTAGGTTTTGCGGGATTGTCGGCAACGGTAAGCGATAACGCGCACTTAAATAACCGTCGATTTGGCTTGTGCTGTCAGAGAGCGCAATGGTCAGCACGCTTTCATTCACCACGCCTTCACGGTCACGGTCGGTTAGCTGGATGGATTGAAACTCCCCGATGCGCAAAACGAAATCTTTTACCGTTGCATACATGATTTAATCCTCACACACCGGGATAAGCTCTAACCAAGGGTCTTCTGCCAAGGTTAAGGTTTGTTCCGCCGTTAAGTCATCCGCTGCGATGTAAACCGCATCGGTTTTGTTAAAGCGATAACCGCAACGCCCATAGGTTGCCTGTGGATGGATTTCACGCAATTTCACCGAATAACCGATAGGCACAATCACTTGCCCTTCTTTGTCGCCTGATTCATCGTGTTTTTCTACCGCACTTTTGGGCGCACTTTCAGCGTTATCCGCACCGGTTTCGACTTGGGTTTGCGCCTGTTCATCCGGTGTTGTTTTCACGTCTTGCGCTACTTCGTCTTTTTGGTTTTTCTTAGCCATAATTAACTCCTAGGGCGGTTTCCCGCCCGTTTGGTTATTCTTCGATGATTTGTGATGACACAATCACTTTCAGGCGACCTTTTAAGATATTGGTCGTGCCATTGATGATGTCGCCTTCGCAAATTTGGCGCGCCAGGAACTCTAATGCCGGCGGCACTAAAATCACATTCGGACGAATGTTCAATAACTTGCCACCATCACCTTTCAATGATTGCATTTTGGCAATCACTTTCATGATATTTTCAGCATTGAGTTCTGTTTTCTCAACACGGTGGGCAAGTTGCCAAAAACCAAAACCGGCAGCACCACGTGCACGCACACCCCATTCGTAAATGTCTTCGTTAAATACGGTGTCAGACTTGGATGGGTCAAACTTCGTTTCGATTTCCGGTGCTGTGCGCTCTTGCCAAATTAATGGTTTAATCGCATTGGTGGTGTCGAAAATATAAAACGTTGGTGCTTCTGTTTTCGTTCCGGTGGTGATATTGCTTTGCTCTTTGCTTGAGCCTGTACCGTCCACGTTGTCAAAAACAGGGTGGTCAGTGTCAAAGTAATTTTGGCCGTCATAACACAAAGTCGTTTTACCGGCTTTTAACAAACCGAACACCAAATCATCAGGTAATTCAGCCGCACTTTGTGCCGCTTGCTGCACCATCGGACGGAATAAGCCCACTTGGTCATCTTCAATATCAGTGCGCGGAATGCCCACAGTGCTTTCATACAGTTTGTTTTCGATGCTGGTGCCTTGGGCTTGCATTGCTTTACGCTGACGTTTGTTTACCCATTCCACCATTTTCGGGAATTGACCTAAAAAGCCGTAGGTGTTCACTTTGGTGTTGGATGACACTTTCATCGCAATTAAATCCCACTGCGGTTTAATCAAACCTAAACCGGCAGCAAAGTCTTTTTTAAACTGGGTTTCAATCGCTTTTAAAACTTCGGATTTCTTAAACATTATTTTTGCTCCTTGTGTTCTTTGATAAATTCGGCTTCGGTCATACCCAACGCACGAGCCGCCGCTTGTTCTGCTGCACTTAATGCAACCTGTTTGTCTTTATTTGGGTCTTCTTTTGCTTGATGACCACCAGCTAAAGCTTGATTTGGCGTTGCAACAGTTAAATAATCAGAAAGGGCCGTAATGTCGGATTTACCTAATTTTTCCGCCCATTCTTTTTGTGATGGCAATAAACGCCCGTCAGATAATGCGGTTTGAATCAAGTCATTGACTTTATCGCCATGCACTTGTGCGCTTAACGCGTTTAGTTTGTCTTGCACATCTTTCATTGCCGATAACGGCACATATTTGCTCGGGTCAGGCTCTGCACCGACTTTCGCAGTTAAAGCGACGACTTCACCGTCTTTTTCTTTTAACTTACCGTACACATCACTGAGTGCCACCGGGCTGTCGCCCTTAGCCGCAGAAAGTGCGGTCAGTTTTTGTTTCATTTCGTCTTCGCTCGCTTCTGGCGTGCCGAATAATTGGCGTAATAACTCCAGCATGGAATTGTCCTTTTTGTGTTGATGTTGATTAAATTGGGATGAAAAGGCGACAGCTTCCGCCAAGTCATGACAAGCAGGGCGATTGGTTAATGCTGCATTCAGCACTTTCGTTACCTTGCCGTCCGGCTCAGTCAAAAACAGAGGAGAAATGTAACGATATTCTCCGTCTCGAATTTGTTGATGGGCTTTTTTTGTCCAATCCACATCGACAAAAATGCCTTCGCCCGAAATATACTCCGCCGTTTCCATCCAACCTGCGGCAGGGTTAGGTTTGCCGTTTTTCTCAATAAATAGGGTTTGATGTTCGTAGTCGATCATTAGCTTAATCTTTAGCTGATTAATGTCTTCAGCCAAAGCGTAGCCGTTAGTGTCATCTACATACCAGCCTCCTGCACCTTCGGTGCGTCCATCTTGCGAATAAAAACGACCAAAGGGGAACAACTGAATACGCCCATTTGTTTTTTTGTTAAGCGCGAAACTTAACGCAATCGGCTTAATGTGCATCGTTTGTTATCCTCGTTCTTTAATAGCGGATAACAGAATAACGGACTGGAAAAAATGAAAAGAGGGGAGCGACTTCCTCACTCCCCTCTAGGTTAGAATTTTTTAAAAAATGAAATTGAATGTTGCATTTAATCTTAAACTATTTTTAAAACCTTTTTAAATCCTTTTAAATCGTTTTAAAAAAAATCATTCGACAAATCGCCCCTAGAATCATAAAAATGCAAATACGCGCGATTTAGGGCGGTTTTGTGTTTTATTTAACTACACTCCGAAAATACGCCTGCACATCTCCTAAAATATCCTCCTCGTCTTGTGGTGTTAAAACCAGGAATGGGCGCGCAGGAATCTCACTTCCGGGATGATCTACTGATTTTCTGACAATTCCTCCAAATGCCAAGGCTTTTTTAGTGACCGGTTTGATTTTATGCGGACTGGTTTTTCCGCCGAATTGATGGATGGTCGCATATTTTAGGTTTGTCCCAACCTGCGCTTCGTTGTTATCCCAACTCGAATGGATGCTATTTCTTAATGCACCGCTATCAATCAATGGTTTTCCGTCAGGGCGACTTTTCACACCAAGCCAAGCAGGACGCCCACCGGCTTCAAAGTTTTGGTCAACTGCAGATTGCATTGTACCCGCTATCGTACGCATAAGCGGCACATTATATTTCACATGTTGCGCCAATTGTGATAATGCGTGGATAAGTTCTTTTTCGTTGTTGATTTTTACTTCTATCATGTTATAGTTCCTCTAGTCGCCCGTAGCAGCGAATCTCGAAAACTGCGAACGAATGCTATTGGTGCAGGGATTGATGTGTGGGGGTGTTCGAGTCCCACCGGGCGACATATCTATTTAAACGCTTTTCGCCATTGTCTATCACTTGCCAAGTGTTGCGATGTTAAGTAAATCTCATTGCTACCATTAAGCACTTTAATGACAGCTATCAAGCGCCTTGAATCCACTTCCTTGTAGAATTTAAACGTATTTTTACCGTCTTGCTCTATTTTGTCCGGGTTATATAACACGTCCGGTAACCGCGCATAGTCATCAAAATCAAAATCTTGCCCATAACGATTTGCAATTTGCTTAATTAACGAGTCGTCAGAAAGCCAAACTGTGGATAAATCAGTTTTAATTTGCCGCTTGGTATCTTCGCTCAACACACCGGCAATAAATTTATAGTTCATCTTAAACCGTTCGCGAATCGGGTTTAAAAATGCCTCACGCTCATTTTTGCCTTTTAACTTTTTATAATCATCAACATAGGGCGCGAATTCTTTTTCGAACTGTTTAAAATCAAATTTAAAGCCTTCACCGCCCATTTCACGTTTGGCAAATTGGTGTGCCAATGATTCAGGATAAAGTGCTAAATTAGGTTTATATACGGTTCGTCCGACATTGTAATCAAAGCCTTTATCCGTAATAATCCATTTATCATCTGACAATTTAAATGCGGTTGTTTTTTCTGTTGTGGTGGCATTGATTTTGCGGTCGTAATCAATCAAACGATCTGCGCTATCCCCAACGACCAGATTGCGGCGTTTAATGTCTCGCTCGGCTAATGCGATAACCGAACATCGGCAGTTAAATCCGTTTGGCGGGTAAAATGTCGCCCAAAACGGATCATCATAGCGATAAACCAAACCGTGCATAGCCGAATGACTTGGACGGGTACGATCATCATTTACTGCCGAATATTGCCAATAAGGTCGGTTATCTGCGTTATCTCTCATTTCGGCATAGCGCTGAGAAGAATAAGCAGATTGCATGTTGGTGCGATAAATCGTCTCTAATCGGCGTGGTGAGCCAAAATATTCACCGGTTTTCGGATCTGCAAGCAAATATTCTTTGTCATACCCGGCAATCCATCCTTTTTTCTTAAAATGTTCAAAAATTCCTTTTTTCCACTCGCTAAAAGGTAAGCCTTGTGCCTGTGCATCAACTAAAGACTGGTAGATGTCTTTACTCATCTCAAGGCTGGATAAATTGGCGATACGCGTTGCTTTTGCTCGGGCGCTATCCATTAAGGCATCTTCGTCAAAATGCCCTAATATGGCCTTTTTATCCCTTAAAAACTCAATGGCTTTTTTCGGTTCTAGCCCCAAAACGAAATTAACGCTTGGCATTGCTGACTCCCAACAATTCGGACAAAAAGACGGCTTGTGTCAAATAACGTTGATGTTCTGCGTTATCTAAATCCGGGTAAATTTCAGCTAATTTATCACTTGCTTCTTCATAGGTATTACATGCGGTTAATGCAACGGCTAATTGACGCACCACAGGGTCTAATTGGCGGTTAAAGTCAATCACATTTAACGCCTCGTTTAAACTGTTATCCAACAAATCCTGCTCTGTCTCCCCATTATTGCCGGCAGACAACGCCACGTGCGCACCTTTACCCAAACAGCCCGCGCACTGACAACCCACTACGTGGGCAGAAAGTGCGGTAGATTTCCCAGGTGTTTTTAAATCGGGATTAAAATCACTTTGAACGGCTTTTAAAACCACTTCACCGTCTTGCGCTTCCGGAATACCGAGCTTATCGCGCGTCCATTTTTCGGGGATTTGCACGCCAATGCCAACCAGTTTTGGAATAGCGTCGGCAAAGGTGCTTAAATCGTCGTATTTTTTGGTGTCAAACTCAAAATACGGTACTCGGTGCAAGGCAATATTCGGGTCAACGTTAATCTGCAAATACGGCAGGATGATTTGTTGCGTGATGGTCTGCGCTACCTGTTTCGCGTCCGACACCAACAAATCACGGCGCACTTCATTATGTACGTTGCCTAGCGCATTAGTCGAACTTTTGCCGTCCGCGCCTGATGTGAGCGTTTGCCCTAAAATCAGGCGGGCAATAGATTTTTCACACCAGTCCACCATTTGCAAGAACGGGTTATTTGCCGACCCAGCGCCGGTATTTGCGGCATTATGCAATTCGATTGTCATCGAATCGGGCATAATCCCTGCGGCGTTGTGTCCGATTTGTGCAAGTGCGCGTAATAGTGTGCGTTTTTCCTCGTTGGTTGCACCGGCGCCATATTTACCAATGCGAATTGGCATGCCGTAAAGTTCTAAAAATTCAGCAAAATCCCGCACAGAATAATGCTTAAACATATAAAGCCAAGCCAGTGTACGGAATAAACCCATACGCGCCAGTTGAACGGAACGGGACTTATGCGAATGTACCACCCAGCCGAATGGACGCAAAGGTTCCCCCATGGGATTGTTTGGGGTTTTTAACAAGAGATTGTCGTTTTTATCTAGCTTAAACCAAGACTGTGGGCGCGGGATAAAGTTATGCGGAATATACTTACCATTTTCCAATTTCCATTCGATTTCAAGGGCGGAAAAACCATGTCCGACTGCGTCCATCATGTCCATGAGCAGGTTTTCAAGGTTCGGATATTGAAAAAACAACTCGTCAATTTCGGTTTGCAGTTTTTCTTCCGCCGGTGTTGCATTACGCGGTTCAGCAATGCGCCAATCTAGCGTCAAAATCGCCCGTTTGCGCGTCTGAATGTTTGCGCCGATAGCACTGTCTTGTTCTTCGATGTCCATAAACAACTCGTGCTGTGCCGTAATATCGCCATTTTCCGCGTCTTCTAAAATGCTTTTCAGTTTTGACGGGGTGATGCGGTTGCTCGGGTGGTCGGATAAAACGCGCCCATTAGCCGTTACCATGGCTTCGTCGGTTTGGGTTGGCTCGGTTTTCACCCCAACCAATGTTTTAATTTTTTCCCACAATTTCATGTTCAACCTCGCCAAATACTATATAAATCATCTTCCGCTTCAAAATCATCATGCCCCAAGTCTTCGTCGTTTAAGCCTATCCACTCAATTGGGGCAGAATACTTCCTTGCTAGACTCCACAACATTTCAAGTGCGTCTGGGCCATCATCATGATCGGCCTTGGGGAAATGCCGTAGTTGAGCTATTAAAGTCGTCTGTGATGGGTGCAATAAAATCAGCCCATTTGCCATATGCGGCTGTAGACTTTCGATTCTTAGCATTTTGTCTGTGTTAGGCTTTATTGGAACAACAGGGACGGGATGACCACGTTGTGCCGAACGTTTTACAATTTCAGAATTCAAAAACTCCTGAAATTGAACAGATTCGCCACCGTATTTAAGGAAGTTATACTGAATATGCAGTCGAATAGTGTCCTCAATGATTAAATCCGGCAGACGTTTTTTAATCTGGGCTTCGACCACGTAAAGCTTGCCTGTTGAGCGTTGATACCCACCCACTAAAATCGCTGACGGGTCACGACTTGCGCCCGCCTTGCCCAGTGACGGGTCAACCGCGCCGAAATAAATCAGGTCTTGTGGCAATTCCGTCCAGTATTTAATGGCATTGGCAAAAATCGCATCATCACTGCTTAACGGGTCATTTTGATATTCCGAGTCAAACGTCGCATGACCGTCACGGGCGCGGATTTTCATGAGCGTTAAAAGCGGACGCGCCGCCCAACTCACCTCCGAACCTTTATCCATTGCCGCTTGGTTGGCATGATAAAAGGCGTCTGCAACCGCTTCGCCTTCATTTAAGAAAAAATCTTCCCACTTGTCCCACAATGCCATGTCATCAGGTATTTTTTTTAAGGCTTTAAACTTGGCGGTTTTCCATGCTTTAGAGCTCAAAGTGCGGTTCAATACACTGTCGTAATGCAAGATAGTCCCGATATACACGACGTCCAGTTTATCGCCTGCCGCGCCCAAGGGGAGTACGGTCTTTTTCAACCAGTCGTGCAACTTATCGCGCTGTTCTGCGCTGCGGACTTGTTCATCATTCTCAATATCGTCCAAAATCACAAGATCAGGACGATAAGCCCCGTGGCGCAAACCACGTAATTTCTTGCCGGAACCCGCCACCTGAACTTTTTGATTAGCCTTAGTGATAATGGTCGCCGCTTGCCATACGCGCCCTTGTCCTGCCACCTCCGGAAAGTCAATACGTAGGCGTTGGTTAAATTCCAATTCCACTTTGATGGCTTCCAGCATTGGGTAGGCTTGGTCGATACTATCCATCACAATCAGTGCATAGCGTTTTTGCTGTGTCACCAAACAATAAAGCGTAAACAACTGCGATACCAACGTGGATTTAGCCTCACCACGGGGCGCGGCAGTTGCCATATTGATAGGTTTAGGCGCTTGTAATACGGCAGGGAGTTCGGCAAACAAATAATTGTGCAAATCCGAACGTGATGTTGACCGCACATAATGCGGGAAATAGTGCGACACGAAATAGTCATACCCATGCACTGGGTCAAAAACTTTCTTGCGCCGTTCTGCTACTGCTTCAAGACCATCATCCCACCCGTCAAAGGTCGCCTCTACTTTTTGACGCAAACTCGCCGCATAGGCTTGTAATTCGGCTAAAAGCTCTTTATTTCTCATTTTATTTACTCTTACATGGCGTGATTAATAAACCGATAAAAAGGAACCACCCCCAGCCACTCACACCATGTTTTAATAACAAGTAGGCACAAACAATGGAAACAATGCAGGGCAAATAGTGAATTAACAGTCTCATTCTTTATATTCCTTTTTTAGGATTGCACCGAACTCGTTTAATGCGTCAATAATGACATCAAGCACCTGTTTATCCGTTGTTTTTGTTTGCACATAATCCCCGAACATCATCATTGTCTTAACAGCCGTTGCCATTTCCGAAACTTCTGGCAACAACCGCTTACTGCTCGCCACCATTTTGGAATAGCTATCACCCAAACCTTGGATCAGTTTAGCTTTATCGCTGACTGGCAACTCTTCCGCATGACGTAGCTCTTCCATGGTTTTCTCAAAGTAGATCACAAACGTGGTGAGCATACCGCGCGCCACGTCTTCCACTTTTCCGCTTGCCATAGTGTTGGCATCACGCACCGTGTCCCAGTTATCGCCACGTGCTTCAGCTTCTTTTTTCCAGCGGCGTGCGGTGTTATAGGACACTTTGGCTTTTTCTGCTGCTTGTTCTAGTGTTAAGCAATCAAACACATAATAGCGACGCACATACGCCTTGGTTTTTTCATCATGTGCCATCGTCAGCCCCCGAATTTCGCTTTGATGAGCTCAAAGCCAACCGATACCACCAAACCACCTAAACCGCCCGCCATGACGGATTTAATGCCCAATTTATCCATGCGGGTTTCCAACATTTTTAAACGGGTGTCAATATCGTCCACGCGGTCGTCCAGCTTGTCGATTTTGCGACTAACTTCACGGGTTAAATCTAAAATTTGGTCTAACTTTTGGTTGGTTTTGGCTTTTTCGGCTTTCTGTTCCAACCGCTTTTGTTCTCTTGCCGACATTATTTATCCGCCTTCTTGTCGAGTTTTTCGGTGATTGAGTTAAGTTGTTTAGTGATAGCATCCAGTTTTTCCATCACGTTTTTGTTGACGATGTTAGAGACTTCCTTTGAGAGATAATCCCGCTTTACTTGGTCAACCTCGTCATGTAACTGCTTAAATTCACCATCCAGCCGCTTAAACCAAAGCCCGATAAAAAATACCGCAATGGACACTAACGCGTTAAACACCATGATGCCGTTAATGTGTAGATCCATTTTCGCCCCCACAAATTGCTCGCCATGTGTCGTTGTGCGCTTTAATTTGGCGTAGTGTTTCAGTCGTGTCTTCACGGCTGGCATAGATTTTGCCAAAGCCATCGCACGCCGTATTAATCACGCAAGTCGGTTGATTTCCGCATGCTGTCAATAAGCTGGTCACGAGTGCTGCTATGAGCGTTTTCTTCATTTTTTCTGCGTTCCTTTTGGTTGCTTACACGGGTTTGTAACACTTGATTTTGTGTTTCGAGTTGTTTTTTAGCTTGCTCTAAATTAGCCGTTTTAGCTTTTGCTCTGCGCCAAAGTCCCCAAAACAACAATAGAGCAGTTCCTAGCGTGGTCATTAAAATATGCAATAGATTCATTTCACACCTCATAGCCCGGGTCGTGGATAGTTATCATTGTCATGATGTCGGGTTTGATTGTTATTGCGTTTGTTTTTGGACTGATATGCCATCACTGCGCCTTTTGTCGCTGCCGACCCGCCGCAGAAAAACGCAAAATACAAATAGAGATCGGTCGCATTGTCACGACCGAGATAGACCGAATACACAAGCACACCGGCAAGCACTAAAAAGCCAAAAAATTGAATAAAGCCTGTGGTGCTAGCGCGTCCGTTGTCATTTGTGAATAATTCAAAAAACTTTTTCATGAGCAAAGTCTCAACATTAATTTGAATGCCGGTGTCATCTGGCCATTGCCGACATAACTCCACGCATTTTTACTGTAAAAGTGCGGTCGGTATTTAGTTTGTTTTCCTTTCGTACCAAACCAACTAAACATGCGCTTAAATACGCCTAAAAACTTAAACTTCATTGTCTTGCGCTCCATATCTCAAGTTTTGTGCCACACGATTCACCCAGCCTTTGCCAAAACGATCAAAGTTCTTTAATCGGGTGTAAAAATTAAGGCGCTCGCCGTTTAACACCATCAACGTGTCAGAGATTGGATTGCGATTGATGGCTTCAAGAGAGTATTTGCCGATGATGCCGTCATCTAACACCCCAACTGCACGCTGTAACATACGGCTCGCATTGCCGAAACCGTGATTCACAGCGGCATCAAAAAATTGATACGCCACGGCATCAGGCATTTGCTCACAGTTGTAACGTAACCAAAATGCGCGACGGTAAATTTCATAGGCTTGTTGGCGTGTCATGGTTTTCATGTTGCCGGTATAGCCGTTCGCCTGTGCGGTGCGTTTAGTAACACCCCAGTTGGTTTCCCCGCCCGGGTCTTGTGGGTCATTGACATAACCGCCCTCGTGTCCGATAAGTCGGTCAAAAATTTGTTGGAAAGATAAAGACATAAAAAATACCCTCAATCGTTGATATGATTGAGGGTATTTTGTGTTAAATGGAGTGTAATTGATGGGGGAGGGACTTCCTCACTCCCTATTGTTTTAAAACAAGGGAACCTGCTGATATTTCTGGGCTTGATGAGCGCGTACAATCTCTTTCACCCAACGATCTGAAACATTATATTTTTGACAAATTACTAGCATTGCCGTTCTTTTACTTTTCTTTTGCCCCTGTGTAATGTAATCAAAATCAGCTTTTAATCTCTCATTACGCAACAAGCGGAGCGCAACTTCACAACGAGGGATATAGACTTCTTCAGACTTAAAATAATGGCGCAATTTCACCGCACTTTCAAGACCGATTAATTCTTTCAACTTAGGAAAATAAACCGAGCCATCAGTAAAACGGAAAGTAGCTCCGCCGAACTGATTAATAATTTTTTCTACGTCAACAAACCCAATTAACTCCACCATTTCCAACACAATCTCAGGCAGATACTCAGCGACACTTTCAAACTTGGACTGCATAAAACTCCCCTTATATGACCATTTGGGGCGAATTATCACACGTAAATTTCAAAAAGCAGGTTTCTACATGAAAAAAATAAAAAAGCCCCAACTTAATCGCTGGGGCTGAATAATTATTCACGACTTTATTCTTTTAACTGCAATACTTGTGGCAGTAGCTGTAACGTCATTTTCCATGCTTGTTCTGAGTCATTCGGTGCTAACGCTTTGCAATCCACATATTCATTACCGTAATCGGTGGTATCTGTTTTATCTTGATTAACGATTAAAATCAGTTTACGAAAAGCACATCCGGCGACGGGATTCTTATCATGACCAAAAGAGCCTTCCTTCATCGCATAAGCCACATTGCGCATGGTTTGATAATCACCGCTAAAGGCTTTTTGTAATTCATCCTTTGCTTTGTCAGTCATAGCAAGTGATGACAATGACACAGTAAACAGCCCCAATAAAACTGCTATTTTTCTCATATTTTCTCCATTAAAAAAGGCTCCATAGGAGCCTTTAATTTACGCTTAATTTGTTGCTATGCAACTAATTTTTAGCTTTCTGTTTTCTTCGGTCATACACCGACAACATTTGCACCACTTTTTTCAACTGCCACACGTCTAACCAATGCACGAAATTCACGCCAAACGCCTTTTTCGCAATACCGTCAGCGTAGGTCTGCGGTAGGTTGTTTTCTGCTAATAGTGCGGTAATTTTTGCCAAATATTGCGCTTTATCTGCCTTTGGCGCTGGACGTTTTGGGGCATTTTTCGCGCTAAATACCACGCCTTTCGCTGTCATGGCACGGAGTACCTGCATTAATTCTGCATCCGTCATCACCGTACAACTGTGTTTGTCCACCGTGTCTAACAAAAAGCGTTTATATTGCTCGTCGGTCATTTTCAGCATGCTTTTGCCAATATGGACTTTTTGGATCATCTGTTTACGGGTTTGCGGTTGCATTTTGCTCATCCTTCCAGGCTTTCCAAACTAAATATTCCGGCATATCCTTTACAAATTCCAATTTCCCAATAGCAGCATATTGTTCAATGTATTGTATTGCGGCAGTGCGCTTGTCTTCTTCTAATTTCTCCGTATTTTTCACCGCACTTTTACCTTGCTCATTGCGCACCACGGCAAACAACGGCTTAGCTCCCTCATAGACTTTTTTAAGGTAGTTATGATTGGTTAGCGCTACTACATTTCGGGTTTCACGGCGGTTTTTCATCACACTGCTGACAGTTTCGGTGAGGGCGTGAGATAACAACGGACTCGGCTGATACATATCCAACACTTCGCGCATTAATTTAAGCGCACGACCGTTGGATAACGCCGATTTTTCAGGTCGGAATAGGGCAATATAACTCACTAACGCACGGGCATTGTCACCGCGTAAATTCGTGATAATCCCCAACATCTCACGCCCCGCATCATCTTCCAACAGCGCATCTAAGTGGACGTCGCTGTGGCAAACCGGGCAACGGCATAATTTCACTTTTAAAACTCCTCTAAACTAGATTTAAAACACATTATTCAGCTCACTTCATCTAACTTATCCCCTCTTTCGTAAAGAGGGGTTAGGGGAGATTTAATGAGCTGTAAATGGGTTTTATCCCCCAAGATAAGGCTTAGGGCATTCCCAAATGTAATTTTTAAATTCTATACATTTATCTAAAGTTAATACGCCTTTTATGATTTCTAACTCTTGATTAAATGCTTGCCCCCATTCAAATCCATAAAACCTAAAATCAACATTAAATTTTTTGCTTAATTCAATCATTTCAGGAGGACTTAATACCCATGCAGCTGAAATTGGGACGACAACGATATACCCATTCTCCAACTCATATCCCTCAATGATTTCATTTGAGTTGTCGCAAAAAACACGTCGAGCCCCTTTGATTGCTTGCCCTCTAATGTTTTTGATTTCTAATGTGCCCAAATCATCAATGTCACACTCGCAACCTTCAATGCACTCCGTTAAAAAATGCGTTATATCAGCGCATTCGCCTCTAATCTTTAAATCTCCTACACACCAATTTGGCATAATCTATTCCTCCGGTGGCTGTGGCAGTGGTTGCCAATGTGTAACCTGTTCACATGCTCCATTAAAGCCATAAAAACGATTCCCATGCACTCGATACGCCAAAAAGTAAGTTTTTGGGTCATCTTGTTCTTCCGTCCCAAAACACATCACTACATCACTTCGCTCTAATCCATTATGAGCAAATATTTCAGGCAACCGCTCCGAACACTTAATCCATCCATTGTTTTCACTCATTTTCTCACCCCCAACTTAACCGTTTCTTTCCCATTTACACCGTGATTCAGCGTAACTTCTTTACCTTGTTTATAGCCTTCACTTTGCGCCGAACCGTAGTCTTTAGAGTTTCCTTTCTCACGTATTTTGGTTTCGCTCCATTTCTCTTCCTTGAACGCTTCTGCTTTGTAAGTTTCCATTTTTTGCTTTTCTTCCGGTGTCATTGCAAACCGTTTCACGTTCTGATTCACGCCGATAACCCAGCCTTCGCAAAACGAATCTCCTCTCGCAATCAGCGTACTGCGTTTTAGACGTTTGCTTTGGGTGTCTAAAAACGCTTTGCGCGCTGCTTGTAATCGGCGATATAGCACATCAAAACAGTAAGACGCGATTTCAGGGCGTTCTTCTGCGCCGTAAAACACAACATGCATTTTGTTTTCGCCATAATCGTTGCCTGGGTAAGCGTTAGATAAATAACTTTCAACTCCAAACGCCTTTGTAATCACAGAGATCAGCATGTGTACATATCTAGCGGATTTCATAGCGGTTTTCTGCTTAGCGTGGACTTGGCTAAATTCAACTTGTGACTGATTAAGCTGATTCTCCGCCATTAGTTTTTGCGCCATTGCCAGTGCGCTTGCCGCCTCATGCGGGTTGGTTGACTTACTCAACGCCAACAGTTTTTTGATTTTTCTGAGTAGTTTGTCTTGTTCCATACTCACTCCAACACCGGCACAATCTTCCGCGCCACACATTTCATTTCACTACTTGCCGCCTGTAACAGCTTCAGGCACGCTTTATCATCATCGTCCATCCACATTTCCTTGGCCATTTCTAACTGCTCAATAATCTGTGCCAGTTGGATAGTCACATGTGACTTTTTATCTTTGTCAATCATGGTATTCATCCTCTTTGGATAGCACCGGCTCAACCTCAACCACGTCATACACTTCTGTGATGACATGTGGCATTTGGTTTAGGTCATTATTATTCAGATCACAAGCGTCCATCGCTTGTTGCATATTTTTTGCCTCTACAGGCACCTCTACCGTGCAGTAGATTCTGACAAGATATTTAGCCATTTTTTGCTCCTTTGTTGTGCTAAAACTCATTATTCAGCGCACTTAAATCCCCCTGTTAGGGGAGATTTGAACGCGCTGTAAATGGGCTTTATTCGTTAAGTGCGGTCTCTTTTTTCCCTTTTTTCTTGAGTCTTGCCCACCAATGCTGGCAAAACTCTTTTCGGCATTCTGCCCAGTTTTGGTTTTCGGGATTTTTTGCCACTAATGTGGCTTTTTCCCAAATCGTTGCGGCATAACTCAAATCGCCTGCACGTTCCACTTCCACGGCCAGTTCGGACAATTCGTTATAGGTCATCTCCATCTAAACCCCCGCCACGTCCAGCGGAATCGGCACATACTTATCGCTGTCGCCAACACGCTCATACATCCGCACATAGGCTTTACTGCTCACCACTTGCACGCTTTCGCTAATCGCCTGCATAGCGCGCAACCAGCGCGGGTCTTGGATTTCAACACGGCGCAAGCCTAAAATACGCGAGGTGTTGAGGTTACCTTCTTTGTCCACGTTAAATGCGCGCTCAATCAAAGCTTTAAGCTCAGGGCGTGAGCCTTCGCTCCATTCGTTTAAGCATTCATCAATCAACACTTTCGCCGCTTGAATGCGTTCATCAAACTGCAAGCTCTCGTTGATGGCGCGTTGGATTTTGTAGCGTCCGTCATAGCTAAACAGCGTTACATTGCCTTTGCTGCCACCCACTTTCGCGCCGTATTTCTCGGCAGAAAGCTCAATAAACGCCCCGATGTCGCCAAAAACGCCATCTTTAAATTCGCCCATTTGGCGATTTAATGCCTTGCCTTTTTCCACCCACCCGGTCACCAACTCATCACGCTCTTTGTCAATATCACGCACCAGTTCGTCCGGGGTTAATGTGCCAGCCGCGTCGCGCCAGTATGTTTTCCCTTCGATAGTTACTTTCATGGTTAAACCTCTTCTTTATCTAATTTAATAACGATTAATCTGTTGCCTTTGTTGCGCTTGAGTATCGCTTCCGACCCCATCGCATACAGTGTTTTCTTTTGTATGTTAAATTTCTTTGCTAATTCATCCGCCGTGCCGTCGCCTAGATTCTCCTCTCCGCGATATACGGCGTAGATTTGACGATATTTCGGCATTCAACCCCCTTACCAATACACCATGACGCCTTGTTCGGTTGCCACGGTTCTCTCAATATGTACCCCGTTTATAAACGTAGTCATCTTCACACCTTTGGCTTTTAAGCGACGACTCGGGTTTAAAATCACCATTTTTGGAAAACGGCCGTCTTTACTTTCTACAATTTGTACGCCTTCACGTCTTAACGCATACGCTACGCGGTTCATTTGTTCGCTCATTTTGATCTCCTTTTGATTAATGGATTAACATGCCGGCGTAAGAGTTAATTAACTTCTCGTCAATCTGCTTGCCGTGCATTTCGGCGACACGGATCACGCCGCGCATTAACTTGGTTAAACGGCGCGCATTGCCGTGGCTGGCTTTAAATAAGATGTCGTTAAATTCGTCTGTGCCTAAGCCGTTTTCCGCCAGTCTATGAATATCGTCCTCACTTAACTGGTTGCCCAAGTCGCAAGCCAAACCAACTCGGCTATAAAGTTGCGCCAATTCGCCATATTTACCTTTCAGGTTCACCAGTAGGCGAGGCATACCGGCAAGCACCACACCGCAACCGGTCAAGTCATGGATTCTGCGGATATATTCCAGGCTTTTCGTGCTTAACAATTCCGCTTCATCCACAATAATTAAGCGACCTTCGCCTAATTTTTCAGTGATACGGGTAAACAATTCATGGTTTGCACCGGTTTCGTTGAGCCCCAACTGGTGGCAGAGGTTTTTCAACAGCACTTTTGGGCTACAACTTGGCTCAACTTCGATAAAAATCGTTTCCGGGTTTTGGCTAACATACTGTTTTAATGCTTTGGTTTTGCCCAAGCCTGCCGCGCCATAAACCACGCTAATTTCGCCTTCAACGTGGGCAATATGCACCACATCAATGCAACGTTCTGCGGCGTAAGTCGGCACAAATTCGCTGTTAAAATTACGCTCAACGACTTTGTCTTTTTCACGTTTGATTAAGCGATCCACCGCTTCGTCAATGTCTTTCGTTGCGCCCTTATAAGTGCCTTTTAAATACTGGTTAATGGTTGCAACGGACTTGCCGAGGGCTTTTGCCACTTGCGTTTGGGTTAGCCCTTTTTGTTCCATAAATCTTGCGAGTTGTTCTTTCATGCTAGTGCTCCTGTATTTGTAATTAATCTTGATGCGTGGCAGATAAGATTGCCTTTTAAGGTATAAACGGCTAAAAAGCCTTGGGCGGGTCTCACTTCAACCGTTTTGCCTTCCCATTCAATGAGCCGGTAAGCAAAATGCGGTTTCTTGTTGTATGCAACCCGTCCGCAGTGGACTTTCGCGATAGTTCGTTTTTTCATAATCTAACCTCCGGCGACTTTGCGTTGCTGTCTTCTGAGTTCGCTTGGCAACAACGCAATTTCTTCGTCCTCGTCAAAGCGGGTGACTTGTTTTGCGCGTAAGCCGTGTAATAGCTCCGCGCCTTGGTTGTGGGCGATACTGATGACCGGATTCAATTCCGCATTAATTTCGTCCAACTGTTCTTGTTTCAATTTCGCACGGCGTTGGTGTCTTTCTTGGCGAGATTTCTCAACAAAACTCATTGGGAATGCGTCACGCTTGTTGCCATCTAAAATCGCTTCACAAATAAACGCCCCTGATTCATCGCGAATAATCACCGCACTTGGGTTATGTATATCCAACGCCACCTGCACGTTTTTGCCGTCCACATCAAGCAGTTTTTGACTAAAATACTCATTGTTAAACACCGATACCCAACCGCGTTGTGCTTTGCGTAAAACACTTGGGCGGAATAAATCGCGCGCTTCAATCGGGGTAATCAATAACAACTCAGTGTCGGCTAATAACTCACGGCGTTTTTGTGCCGGTGTGCAGCCAATTTCACGGTGGATATGTTCGTTGTTGTACCAACGGATCCCTTCTTCCACTGCGTCAATAAACTGTTTCCAGGTTGGCAATTTACCCACCGCCCAACGTTGATTGTTGGTCAGTTCGGTGCGCCCTTGGCGAATCGCTTTATCAAGCGAAATCACTGCCGTGGAGGTTTGTCGCACGGTGTCGCGGTCTGCGCCACGTCCGTGATAGGTTTCAAACTGGCGTGCAATGCGAATCGCTAAAGTTTGGTTCACCCGTTCGATAATCCCGCGCCCTTGTGGATTGCCCGGAATCCCTGTTTGGTGATTAATGCCCAAGCGGGGCAAAATCCCTGTAATATCCGCATCTAGCGTCCAGTTTTTTTCACCGCCACCGTTATCCGAATAATAGATAGCCGGTATGCCGTGGTTCTCAATGCCGTTTCGGATAGCGTCCGCAACGGCTAACGCGTTTTCTGCCAAACTGACCGACCAACCAACAATAAAACGGCTAGGCGCGTCCATGACTAATGTCAATTCAGGGATAAACGGGCGACCATGATCAGGGTGTTGCACTTTCATCTTCATGGAGTGGCCATCGCCCACCCACACATCATTCGCTTTTAACACCGACCAATCGCGCTTAACGTAAGTGTTTAAGGCGCGCAGGCTTGCACCTGTTTTACGACCAATTTCGCGAATGTGGCGTGGCAGTTTGGATAATCCGCGACGCACTCTGTCAAGGCTTGGTAAACGTGCCATCATTAATGGCTGGTCAGCATAGTGCGCCTGCCAGAGCGCTTTAAAAATGGCGTAAGCCTCGGTGACGTTTACGCCGTTAGTGTTGCGATAAGCCACCAAAAAATCAGGCAACCATGCCAATTCTTCCAACTTTTGCGCTTGACGTTGACCCGGTGCCAACGCACGCAAACGTTCTTCCGCTGTTTTGCATTTGTGATAATCAATCACCCACTGATTCAGGGTTCTTGGTGATAACACACGGCCGCAGTTATTGCCGTTTTTGCTGTTAGCTTTGGAGACTAACGCCATCAAATCTGCCGAAATTTCACCGCACTTTGCCGCATTGCATAGGTGGGTAATGGCTTTGATTCGGCTTTGCACCTGTTCCAATTCGCCCACATAAGCCACTAAAGCCATGCGTGCGTCAGCGATTTCCCGCTGTTTGGTGGTGAGGTCGGCAAGGTTCAGATTTTTTACAGCTGGGAGTTTCTTTGGTTGACTTGTTACCTCGTTCGTAAACCGTCTTTGCAAATCTTTCTGAACACTTTCTGGCAAAGAAGAATATGCATATTCCAGACCGCCACCTTTAACTCCAACAAGCGGTTGAGAATGCCATTTTTCTTTTCTTGCAAGCCGGTTAATATTTGATGGATATTTAGATAAACCACCAACACCAGCTAATTCTTTAGCACTAAACCACATTTTCATGATTAAAGATCCTTTAGTCTGAATAACGACTTGGCCAAATTTCTTTAGGATGTTTTCCTAAAGCATCTGCAATAATTTTTTCCCCTCTTGGATAGCGTTTATCAAATGCATTTCGCAAAGTAGTTTTTGCAAGACCATGCTCAATGCCTAACTGCGCCAAGGAAATTCCCTTTTTGATTAGTGCAGCGCGGATATCTGCGCGATGCATATCATTAGCTCTTTTCTTTTCTGCCATTTTGTGCAATCCTTAAAAGTTAGTTTATCTGCTACATGATTAAGTAGTTAATCATCTATGATTGAGAATATATATCAAATCATTTTCTTAATCAATAAGTGATTTAATAAAATTTATAAAATCTTTTGAATTCTTTTTTAACTCATTGATTTTATTAAACTTAATCATTTAATTTTTTTAAATCATATTTGATTAAGAAAGGGGTTTTATGAAATCATCGGAAAAAGTGTGGTTTAGTGCCAAAGAATTAGAAGGTTTAAGTGGACTTCCTGCACATGCAACAAACATCACCAGAAAGGCGAAAAATGAAAATTGGATTTCTCGTGAAACTAAGGGGGTAAAGGGCGGTGGATTTGAATACCACATATCTAGCCTTCCCAAAAAAACACAAGAATCGCTTGGGTTTATGGATGGCATTAAATCCCTACAAAGTCATTTTAGAGGCGTCATTGAAAAAACTAGGATAGAGGAAGATGGCTATGTCAACTCTAGTCAAGTAAATAGGGATTATTATGAACCGATTGATGATTTCAGAGGCGTGCGAGTTTCTGCTGGCTTAGGCTTGGAAAATGAGGAGCAATACGAAATCCCATACACTATGATTGAAAGTGCATGGTTCCAAAGATCAGGCTTAAAATCAAAGCATTGCGCGATGTTTACAGTTAGTGGCGAAAGTATGGAACCCACTTTAAAAGACGGCGAAGAAATCATTGTTGACCGTTCTAAACGCGAACTAGCCGAAGGGAAAATATTCGTGTTAAATCATAATGGCTCAATGCTGGTAAAAAAAGTACAGTTTACTTATGACGGAGTAGAGCTAATCAGCGACAACCCGGCATACCGCCCATTAAAACTCAACGCAGAAGAAGCAAACAACCTAATGATCATCGGACAAGTAGTAAGAGGCTACCGAGATTTTTAA